TGGGAGTTGATGACTGCTGCAGAGTTACCGGATGAAGATCCAATGAAAAATCCGTATAAAGCGATGAGGGTATATTGGACGCAAGTAGAAGGTAGGGAGGATACTAAAATTAAGATGGTTGATGCTAAATTAAAAAAATATAATTTTTGTAAATCGTCTGTTTTAAGGGAGATAAGAGAAAAATATGATGTTACTCTTTATAAGAAGCATGTTGGTGATGATATTCTTGATTGTGTTAAATATCATGTTGAGGATGAAAAAACTTATATAGATAATATCAGGAAAATTCGCATATCTGGCATACCGTTACCTGAGATTGCGATTGTTTCTAATTGGCAAGAAGAGGAATCTAAACTTTTAGGTTCTCCAGAAAAATTTGACCAAGAATATGGATTACATTTTGTTACAGGTGATAAAATTCTTTTTAACAAGGAAACTATTGATTTATTAAAGAGTAAACAATTACCATTTGATTATATTGAATTTCAAAAATTTAAAAAATTGAATATTCCTTATGATTCACTTAAATTTGTTAGGGATCTAAATTTATTTAATCCATTAAAAGCAAAAGATTATTATATTTTAATTTCGGTTGATTTATCTGAAGGATTAGCTAAAGATTATTCTGTTATAAACATATTTAGGTTAGTTTTAAGAGATAAACAGGAGATAGAGAAGTACAAGTATGATAATTTATATGACCTATTCAAAATTGAGCAAATTGGTTTATACCGAAATAACGTATATTCAATTAGAGAAATTGCACATATTTTTTATATGATTGCTTTTGAGTTATTTAATCCTGAAAAAGTTAAGGTTGTATTAGAGTATAATACTTATGGCTCTGAACTTATGGCACATTTGCCTAATGTTTTTGATGGTGTAAATGATTATTCAAATTCTGTTTTTTTAAGATATAAACACAACAGGGAGGATATGGTTTCTAAAATTGGTCTTAAATTAACAAAAGATAAACATCTTATTGTGGATAAAGAGTTTCAACAATCAATCAGAAACAGAAAAATGATATTACATAGTGATATTAATATTTCTGAAATAACAACTTTTAGTAAACATGAAACAAGTGCAGGAAATGTAAGTTATCGAGCAGAAAGTGGAAATGATGATGTTGTTATGACGACTATAACATTATCAACATGTTTTGATAATGTTGGTTATAAAAATTTGGTTGATATGTACACCAATAATGATTTACAAGGTGATGTGTTACGATATGTTGAGGGTATCACGATGAATAGTAATAAATCAACTGGAATTGTTAGTTCTTATAATAAGGTGTATAAAAAACGACCAGAAAGTTTGAGTAACCTGAGATATCCATCAAGATAAACTATTACTACACTAAAAATGTAGTCATTTATTTCCATTTTATTTTTTATAAACATAATTATATTTTTACCATATAAAAGATAAAATATAGTTTTTTATGTCAGTATCTCACAAATTTTCAATGTCACTTGGTCAACTCACTTTTTTTTTAGATAAAGTTCATGATCTTACAACAATAGACGAAGAAATTTTAATAAAAATAGATAAAGACAATTTACTCTTATATGCAATAGTAGGTGAAAAAATGAATGTAAATGCGTTCAAATCTTTTGTTTTTAAAACTGAAGAAATTTTTTCGTTTGATGATCAACCAGAAACAGAATTAAGATTTATTGTCCAAAATGGTAATAAGTTTGAAAGTACACTTAAAAATTATTTAGATTTTAATGAAAGTTTAGAATGTGAATTCTTTATGAATGATAACACATATTCTGACAATTTACTATTAAAAAATTCAAAATTAAGATTAAGTGTTGGTGGTGGTGATCCACGAGGTATGAACACCACAATATCTGTTGATAAAATTAAAAGTACAATGAATAAAGATAATATTGATTTTCAATTTGTTCTTGACAAGAGTTCATATACTAAAATTAAAAAAATTGCATCTATTGATACGGAAAATGATATATTAACCTTAATGATTAATGAAAATAAATTATCAATTGGTGAAGGTAGTTGGGATTTACATATTTGTGATATTGTACATGAAGATTTATCAATAACTTATCCAAAAAAATATTTCAAATCAATAACATTTACAGAAGAAGAAATTAATGTTTATGTTTTTGATACATTTTTATTGGTGGATAATAAAAATACTAATTTATTAATAGCATTAGAATTAACAGTATGAAAAAATTAAAAAATGAGATTGTAAAATATGATAGTACCAGCTTATATCTATAAAGATGAGATAAATAAACTCTACGCCCAAATTTCAATGGACGATAAATATAAGTTCATGCACTACCAAAACTATTTTAGTTTCAATCTTAAAATAGATGATAGTTCATGGAATCAATTACAAGTGGTATCGGTATTGGATAATGAAATTATCGGTTTCTTTTCTGCATCATTCAATAGAATACATAATAAAGCCGAACAATTATTTACGTGGTCATACGGAACTGAACTGATGATAGTGAAACTAAAATGCTCACTTGGATGACCGATTATGCTGAATTCTATGATAAACTCTTTAATAAATTTAATGTAAGAAAAATAGAATATTCTACTATTGTGGGCTCACCAGCAGAAAAATTAAATGATATTATGATCAAAAAATTTGGTGGAAATATTATTGGTATTAAACACGATTCAATTAAATTATCAGACGATAAATTATATGACCTTAAATTATATGAAATATTTAATCACAATTACCAAAAATCATGAAAAAGCCTCATAAGAGGCTTTTTTCTTGTGCGCGACCATAAGTGATATAATTAAAAAATTAAAAATGGACGGATAGAGGAGATTCGAACTCCTGTCTTCGGTTTTAGAGACCGACATTAAACCACTTAACTACTATCCGATTTTTGCATTCAATATTAATCTGAATGCAAAAGTAAGGAATTATTTCTTAATAAAAAAATTCATTTTGGTCTTGTAAAAATCACCTTTTTCCAATTTGTAAATACTCAAAAGACGATCTGCTTCATTTTTGGCTGTTAACCACTCTTTTCTTGCCTTTTGAATTTTTTCCTCCTTTAAGGAAATCTTAACCTTTACTCTTTCAACTTCAAAATACTTTGATAATAAGTTTAAGAAGGTATTAATTTTCTTTAAAGAAGGATTTTTTTCAACCCAGTAACAATACTTCTGAATTTTTTTTAATTGATTCTTGGAAAAATCTTTCCATCTCAAATTATAATACTTGTCAATATTACCTGTTAACTGATAATCGTTTTTCTTGATTATATTCTTGATATTATCAATAGTTTTGTTGATAATGTTTATAATCTCACTCTTATTGTATGTATATTCAATACCTGATTTTACTGTTGTTTCCATAATTTTTGTTTTATTTTTTGTTTATTATTAATTGTTGTTTAATTCGACATCAAATTTTGTTCATGTCGGATATTTCTAAAATATCCGACATATTATGAAAACCTTTTAGGGCGGCTTTATCTACGACATATCGTTCTCCTTTCTTTTAAAATTTAAATGTTCCAATTACATTATTACTACCATAATCTATTTCTTTATATTCTTTCTTCCTTTTCTTATAGAAATCATCTTTCATATAGAATCTTTCATTCTTTAGATTTTCTCCAAATTCAGTTCGATATTTTGAATTTTTGTAAACATTACTTACAAAAATACTATGCCAATATAATTCATATGATAGTTGCCAAGGTTCTATTTCAATGAGTTTTTGAATTCTATCGGACCATTCGTCTTTTGCTTCGTCATATTCTTCTTCTTGATGAATTTTGAACCAATAGATTTTGTTTTCATATTCACATAATCCACTTAAAGGACCGTCCCACCAACTTGATCCATATAACAGTTTGACATTTTCTAATTCTTTCATTCTTCGTTATTTATTTTTTCTAATTTGATTTTTCTAATTGTTTTGATATCATCAAGATAATCATAGACGTCTTTTAATTTTTTGACCATTCTATCACGATCTTCCTTATCAAAATATGCCATATACGATGATGTATAATTTCCTCCACCTCCTGAAATAGATTCAGATGTATAACCATCATATTCTTTTTCATATAAATTTTGTAAATCATAGATTACACTTTCCAATAATTCTAATTTTTCTTTCATTTCTCAAATTTTTCTTTTAATTTTAAATATTCTTCCATTTCTTTCTTTTCTTTTTCTTCCGTAGCCTTAATTTGAGCAAGTTTTTTATTTCTTTCTTCTCTTTCTTTATCAGCATCAATCATTTTCTTTCTCTGCTCTTTATATTTATCAAGGTTATTCAAACAAAAGTAAAATTCATTAACTTCTTCTTTTAATGCTTCACTATCCTTTACATATTTATTATATTCTGAAATCATTACATAATCATAAATGTGACCATCATAAACTAAGACATTCCACTTTTCCATATCAAATGTTTTAGGTAAACCTTTATAGTAAATAGGATTAATTTGATCCAAAATCTCTTCGATAGTATCACCATAATAGGATTCTTTCCAATCATCTTCTGAGTAATACTGACCCATACACATTCCATTATCACCTAAGATAACTTTATATATTTCTTTCAATTCGACTTCTACTTTCATTTTCTGTCCTCCAATTTTTCTAATTTACTTTTTCTGACTAATTTTAACGCTTCTTCATATTGCCTGCTTTCAGCATTTTTGATTGCTTTTTCAGCATCTTCTCTACCTTCTTTTATTGCTTGCTTTATAACAATTGGTAAACATTTGCTACAACAAGTTGAATACATCGTACTTAATCTTTGACCATCACCGACAAAAACTGAAAATTCTTGAAGATTAGTATTACATTTATTACATTTTGATGTATTTGACCAAATTGATTGATTTACTGATACTTGTGCAAATTTTTGATAATACATATTTCTATCGATATTAGACATAACTTTCCTCCTTTATTTTTAATAGTTTTTCTTTTCTTAAATAATTGGTATCCATAATTTCACTCATTAACAAGTCATATTTTACATCATCATAACCACCATACGACCAACTTTCATGTACATAGACTCTTAAATATTCATGTTTTTTTATTCTTTCCTGATAATAGAGAGCATCACCTTCATCTGTCCATTCTTCTGATATTTTTTTATTATCATAATCTATATTGTAGAGTTTATAATATTCTTCTTCAGTTATTTGTACTTTTTCATATTCAGTAGGAATATTTTCCATATATTCATCATTACAAAATTCAATGCCTGTAATATTCCAATGTACCCTATCATTTTTGTATTTTTCTTTGATAATAGGTTTAATAATATCAATAATTTTGTCAACATTTTTTTGATGTTTAAATTCACTAATTTTTAATTCTTTATTAGTGTCGTTGAAAGCATTTAAAAGAGTTTTTGAAATTTTAGACATAACTTTCCTCCTTCTCTTTATAAGAATTTTTATCAATTTTATTAAATAGGTTGTATTCCTTTAACATTAAAGGTAAACTGGATACCAATCTTCTGGTTTTGTCAGAAGGTTCAATAGCAATCGCAGTGATCTGATTATTAATATCGGATTCACGAAAGATTGAATATTTAATATTGGATTTTTGTAATTTTTCGATAAGAACCTGCAATTGTTCTTCGTTTTCTACGGATAAATAAATCAAATATTTTGAATTATCATGCCATTCCTTAGCAATGTTAGGATAATCATATTGAAATTGTATGGCTGCATGCCCAGATTGAACTGCTTGATATGCAGGACTCATATCTCGTCTTGTTACGATTGTTAATTTGCTCTATGTCATAATTTTAGTTTTTTATTTGGTTATTATTTTTGTTATTATTTCTTCTAATTGATTAAATTTGGTATAAGGAATTCTTTTTAATGTTATTTTATTTTCTTTACAGAAAGAATCTTTAATTTTTTCGTTTTCTTTATTTTCTAAAAATGACTTTTCACCACCAAAATAAGAAATTGGTATAAAATGTTGCATACCATCATATTCTATACATAAATTATAATTTGGTAAATAAAAATCAAAAGGTAATGATGATTTTTTTTTTTACATTTTTTAAATTTTTTTTGTTCAGTAAATTGTATATTTAGATTTTTTAATATCTTTCTAATTCTTGATTCTCCTTTGGAAGAATTACACATCGGACATCCACACATATTAAGATGGTGACTAGGATTTTGTTCAAATATACCATGCTTTTTACAAATAATTTTAACTTTGGTTTTGCTGTTCTTATATATGGTTAAAGAGTAATCATATTTTTCACCATGAATTTTTTTGCAATCAGATATAAATTCTTCATTACTTCTAATATAGTTACCAGAACATTTAGAACAACCAATACCATTTAGATGATGTGAAGGATTAGTTTTAAAATCATCATGAATTGGACATGTTACAATTATTTTTGTTCTATTATTAATATAAATTGAATTTTCATAAGTGAAAAAATTATTATGTTTAGTACCTGAATTGTTAATAAATTCTTGTGTTGATTTTGATAATTTTTTTCCTTTATATTCTATTGCGCATTTAGGACATCCATGACCGTTTATATGATTGTGAGGTGTTTGCTCAAATTTACCATGAATTTTACAGATAATTTTTACATTTTGATTATTATTTTTATATTCTATTAATGAATAATCAAAAATCTCACCATGAATTTTTTGGAAATCTTGTATTAACTTATCCTTGGATTTTCTACAGGACGCAGAACTTTTCTCAAAACCACATTTTCTACAACCTTGCCCATTAGTATGATTAATAGGTTGCTGTTCAAAAACACCATGTTTTGGACAGATAATTTTTACTTTTGTTTTGTTATTTTTATATTCTACAAGGGAATAATCGTAGAAATTATTATGAATGGAATTTGCATTTTTAATAAATTTTTCTTTCATAATACTATATATAAAAGAAAAAATATCATTTTTTTCTATTTTGGTTATTTGATAACCAGGTGTTAAATCTCTTCTTGTTACTGTTGTTAACTTGTAAATCTACGTCATAATTTGTTTCTCCTTTTTTTAAAGTATATATTAATTTTTGTTAATTGTTTTACAAATAAAATATCCCACAAAACCATTAAATATAGCGATACAGAATATACCAAAAAATATTTGATTTAAACTATAACCATGTTGGATCAAGTAAGACGGTACATACCATCCTGATAAGCAACTATATAGTATATATAAATATTTCACCGAATGTTTCATTTATAGATCCTTTCTAATTTCTTTAGTTTTTCTTTTCTCATTATCCTATTGTAATCCAATATTATATTGTTTGGTTTTGGAACTTGTGGTAAATGATTATTTGTCATAATCCACTTTCCAAGATAAGTCAAGCACATATCTTTAGGAAAAGTAAATTTTATGCCACCGTGCCAAGAGTTTACATATTTATTTTCAGTAAGAAATATCCAATTTACGTCATTTAAAAATAAGAAGTCTTGAAGTTTAACCCAATCATTCATATTATTGACCTTAATGAAGTAATTATTTTTCTTATCTAATTTGTTTGTGAACATAAAAAATCTAACATTTTTACTGGTACATTTTTTCGTTATATTTATCAAAATATGTTCCTTTGAAGTAACATTTAGTAAAAATGTTTATAAAGTATGGTACGCCATTGTAATCTTTTATAAATGATGATAGCCATACAAATGCGAATAAATAATATATGTATATTAAAGTGACGCCAATCGTGAATGATAGTACAATATCACTTGTAAATCCCTGTGGATTATAATAATCGATAGATACTATCATTAAACATAAACTTAAATACCAATATAATGTAGTCATACCTAAATCGACTAAAGATTGAAGATCTTTTCTAACTTCTAAAATTGTTCTCATAGTTATTAATTTATTGCGTTATTTTGGAAAAAAAATCAAAGTTAATTATTCTGTAGCCATCATTCTGTCATTTAAACCCCACATTTATCTAAGCCTTTACGACTTTCACTTCTTTATGAAGTGATGCTCCAACCCGTTCTCTAAGAATTGCTCACCTTCTCAAACTGTTAGGATTGCTACCTCAATTGTACAAACGACTGATTAGGTCTTCAACTTTGAGCAAAGTAGTGATGAACTTCCTCTGATTTTACTCAGCGTGAGATCAAATAATTAACCCTGATTCTACAAATCTACGATTTTTTATCCAATAAAAAAATTCTATCTAAAACTTTTTGTTTTTCATTATCGGTCATATTTTTCCACTTAGAAATTTCTTCTTTAGTTCTTTTACAACCAATACATATATCTTTTTCTAATGTACATATAAATTTACAAGGACTTTTAACCATTTTTAATTCTTTCTTGTGATTTTTTATATAAAGATGAAGCACCTCCAAATAAATCACTCACAATGAAATATATAGAAGGTAATTTTTCTCAATTTTTCTAACAGCATCATTGTGAATAGATAAATTTTTCAAATCAGGACATTCATAATTTCTTTTACTGAGGTCTTGAGACCACATTGTAACTTTATGACAGTAATATTCCTGATTTACTCTCAATTTCCTATGTAATTTAATTGCCTTTATTAATTTTTCCATTGCGTTTTTCTGTTATGTTTCCAAGTCTTATACATTCTTATTTTATAAGACATTAATCTTTTTGTTTTATTTTTAAATCCTCTTCTGTAAATAGGATAATAGGTTATACCTTCATCCCAATAAGGTTCTTTAGAACCATTTGTTTCAATTTTGTACTCTTTTCTGCAAGTTGTAGTTCTTGCTACTCTTGATTTTTTGTAAGGTTTCATAATATTGAGTTATTTTTTTAACAACTCAATACATATCATCTTTCTTTTTCATATTTAAAATCTAAATAAAGATTTGAATTTTAATTTTTTAAGTTTTTTTCTTCTTTGCTCTTTTAACGGTATTACTGGTATATATTTTATTTTTAAATCAACAGAATAAAGATATACAGGTCCTATTCCTGAAAGACCGCACATAACATGATCTTCATATTGATCTTGATAATCAATCATTTTATAAAACCTTTGTTTATGTTGATAATCAACTTCGCCCCCAGGGGCGCGTTTCGCTATATATAGTTAAATATTTTAATGGTACATTGTCAGTTAACCAGACACCATTTGCACTTTGATAAAATTTATAACCATCAGCATTCATTGCATCAGAGTGAATTTCTAATATAAGTGGTTCTTTGTATTTTGAATATCGTTTACCAACATTATATGCTTCTTTTGGATCATCCGTCATATGAACATGAAGTCTTTTCATCTTATCCAAACCCTTGCTTCTTATGATTTTTTCATAATTTTCAGAAGTAGTACCGTGATATAATTTCTTTGGTGGTCTAGTAAGTTTTAATCCAACATCAACTTCAATACTATGTCCCTGTCTTGCCCTAATTTTAGTTCTATCTTCGCTATATTCAAATCTTTTTTTATTGTTAGTTTCAACAATAAAATCTAATTCTTCGTGGGTTATACCCATTTTTTTTAAAAGTGATAACACTTTTACATAACCATATCTATCCATTACCAGATCTTCTGAATCGTGTCTCAAAAGATAAGCAATTTTTATTCCTATTTTAACATAATCTTTCATTTATTTTTTTGCGTTTCTAATTAACCAACCACCTATTAATCCAATAAGAAAACCGATGAGCATACAATCGGCAATCCAAACCACTGAAATTGTTATCATATTAATTTAATTTTTAAGTCCTTTCATTTCTACCAATTTTTTTTCTTCTTTTTATAAAACTCATGTAGGTTACAAAAATTCTTAACTATTTTCGCACAAGGAAAAAAACCTTTAGAATCAAAAGTTCTTTTTATCATACCACGATTAACTGTGATATTTTTTTCTGTAAGAGTCATATTTATACAAGCGTATCCTAATTTATCCATACTACAAAAATACGATTTTTTATCTATATAAAAAAATATTAATGACCTTCAATTAGTTGGTATGCCATTAATATTTGTTTTTGTGCCTTTTTAATGTGTTTTCTAATTTTTTTGTGTTTAATGACAACAGGATGTGTAATTAACATATTTTCAATAATATCAGCAACACAATAAGACCTGTCAAGTGCTTCATGATAATGATATTTATCTAACTTAATCTTTTTTTTCTTTTTGCTCATCTTCAATTTGATTATTTTTTATGATTGCCATAATAAATTTAGAAACACTTTCAGAATCAGTATTTTTCAACCATTTCCAATGTATTCGTAATTGATTTTCTAATCTTTTTTCTAACCAATCATTATTTTTTTCCATTTGCACCAATTATTAGCAATTTTTTTCTTCTTTGTTCTTTAATAGGATCTTCTTCTTTGATTTTTTTAATATTAACACTTTCTGAATAGTATCCATTCGATGAACCAAACCAACGAATAGTAACATAACCTTTTATGGTTGCAAATTTGTAAAATGTCCAGGTAGAAGAATCATCATATTCTCCAGAAGCACCTTTTTTTGAATTTTCTTCAGCTTGATTTAATCTATAACCAATTAAATCATCTAAATTTCCTTCAATATCTTCAATAGATACATACTCACAACAATCCTGTTCGTGATACATTTTATATTCAGCACCATTTGATAAATAAAATAAAATCTGACTTTTATCATCAGATACTTCTATCTTGATAATGAACTTATTTAAAAATTCTTCAATATTTACATAATTTCCCATTATATGATTATTTGGGTAATTTAATATTATATTTTTCAAAAAAATAAAGAAGCGCTTCAGCATTCCCAATGCAGTCGTTTAGAGGATTATGGTCGTGACTAGTTTTTCTAAATTTTTTCCATCTATAATATAGGTCATGTTCAGCACCACAATATAAATCACCAATTCTTCTTGAAGACCAACCGAAAGGATTGCTACCATAAAATTTATGGAAATAATATGATGTAAAAGCAAAATCATATCCATTGTTATCAGAAATAAAAATTGGTGACCCAATTGATGTTTCTTTAATCCATTTAGCAAAATCATTCATTGCAATTATTGGTTCTGGAAATTTTTCATGTTCCAGCCTTGAAAACCCACTAATTGCTAGTGCATCAGGCGACCAAAGTTTTGATATTGGTTTTGTTTGTGCATAGAATGTTTTATCAAGTTTAGAATCAACCTTTACAGCACCAAAACACACCATAGAATATTCACCTGGTATGGGACCATCGCTTTCTGCATCGACCACAAAGTAGCTCATTTTTTAAATTTTAATTTTAATATTTTTATTTCCAATTACAAATATAATCCTTTTTTTTAAATAAAAAAAAAGGAAAGATAAAATTCTTTCACTCTTTGATGAATTTAATTCTTCTTTTATAGAGCCAGTCAACGAAAAACATTTCATTTTGTTAAATTTTCAATTAAATTAATGATTTCATCATTTTTATTATTAAATTTGATTCTTAATAGATTAATATTATTTTTTTGACAATAATCATTTTTAATTTTATCATGCTTTTTTGTATATTTTAGTTTTTCTTCACCACCCCAATAATTTATTGGTTCGTAATGATGTCTTCCGTCATATTCTATGCAAGTATTATAATCATTTAAATAAAAATCAAATGGTAATATTCTTTTGTCTTTACAATCATTAAATGTTTTTTGAGTTTCAAATTTTATATCTAAAGTTTCTAATATATTATGAATTATTGTTTCACCTTTACTTTTACTACATTCAAAACAACCGAATCCTCTAAGATGGTGCTGAGGAGTTTGAGTAAATTTTCCATGAACTTTACATATAATATCAACATGTGAATGATTGTTTTTATAATTAATTAATGAATAATCATATTTATTATTGTGAATTTTATTTGAATTTTTAATAAAATTGTCTTTATAAGCTATTCTACAAATAGGACAGCCATTTTGTAAATGTAAATATGGTTGTTGCTCAAATAATATATTATGTATTTTACAAATAATTTTTATTTTTTTCTTACTATTTACATAATCAACAAAAGAATAATCGAAATGAGAACTATGAATTTTAATAGATTTTTCTATAAATGTTTTACTATTCATTTTCTTATGAATACAGCATTTTGGACATGATTTGTGTCCTTTTAGATGTTCATATGGATTTTGATAAAAAATTTCATTATGCTCTTTACATCTTATTTTAATTTTTATTTTATTATTTACATATTCACTTTCACTATAATCATATAGATTATATAAACCTTTTGATTTTATTTTATCAAAATATTTTTTCTGTATATTTTTAATATTTTTGATGTTTTTTTATATAAAAAAAGAGGACTCAAATCCTCTTTTTTTATTTGTAAAGCAATTTTTTACTTTTGAGTTTTTGTTGCTTCAACTGATGCTGCTCGATATGGTGTTACTAACTTCTTAATTTCACCTAAAGCCTTACGAACATCAGCTTCTGCTGATTTGTTACCCTTTTCAGTAAACTTTGCATGTCTTTCTTGAACAATAGCAATTTGCTCCATAATTTGTGCATAGATTTCTTCTAACATAATAATTTGATTTATTTTTTAATCAATTTAAATACTTAATCTTATTGATTACTGATTATATCATAATGAATACAGAAAGTTTAATTTTTTTAGTGTTAAATTGATGTTTTTATGATTTAATTATATTAATATATAAAAAATGATTAAAATATCATGGAAAGTTATAATGAATCGGAATTATTTGATGATCAAATGAATAATTTAGAAGATGAATTACAAGAACTTTTGAATAAAGCGGAAATTGTGCTTGGGTACAAATCAGAAAACATAAATCAAATTGTAGAAGATTTATTAAGTAAAAATACTGAAAATTGTATCTATTTAGCAACTAATATTATGGATATTGAAGAAGATATGATTATTACTGAAGAATATTTTTATGAAAATGATTCAGTTGATGATTCTTTTATCAATCTATATGACGAAGATTCTGATTTATCTTCTTAAGTTTTATTTCTCTAATTCTCTGAATGAATTCAATATTGTTTCTTTCCATAACTGTCTCTACCCAAGAATAAAATATACTATCAGCCAAATAAAGTTTTAAATCATATCGCTTTTTGTAAAATTTACATTGAACTATTATATATCATCATCACACAATATAGTACCTAAATCGGTTAATATTTTTAATATATTGAGTAAAAATAATATATAACAATAAAAACAACTATGAAAAGAAAAAAAGTTAATGAACAACATAAAGATAGTTTAACTGTTGGTGAAAAAATATCTTTGTATATAACAAGTAAAGTTGGAACAATTGGTTGTGCCATATTTTTTGCTATAATAGCCTTTATAAGTTTACCATCTGTTATTGCATCTCATGATGCTTTGATAATTGTTGGTTGGGTGGCACAAACTTTTCTTCAATTAGTGTTATTGCCCGTCATTTTATTAGGTCAAAATTTACAAAGTAGACATTCAGAATATTTAGCAGAAGCCACTTATGAAAATGATATTGATATGCATAATGATGTGGATATTATTAAGAGTGAAATTCAAAAAATGTCCAAAGATATCAAAAAATTAATAGATAAAAACTAATAATAGGACTTGAACCTATATCCCACAAGGGTTTACAACCTCAGAGAGGTTTTTTAATACGATTATAAGTCGAAGCGTTTACCAATTTCGCCATATTAGTTTGTGCAACCGACAGGATTCGAACCTGTGTTGTGATTCCTCACGCTGCTTAAGAGGCAGGAGCCTGACCACTCGGCCACGGTTGCTTTTTTATTTTCTATGAGCCTTGCTTTGAAGGGGTGCAAGCCCTATGAAAATATAACAATCTGCCGACCCTAGTGACCCCGGAGAGACTTGAACTCTCGACTCCAACATTAAAAGTGTTGTACTCTACCAACTGAGTTACGAAGTCAATAAAAATCAGTAATTCGGTACTCAAGCCAATGTCCCACGCGTAGGATTTCCCGTAACTTACATTATGACTTACATCATTTTTGTAAGAAGTTTCAGAGCGACATTACTGATTTTGTATCTTCGGTGGGACTCGAACCCACATTCTCCTAAGAGTGAACTTGACTATAAGCGCGATTCCCTTGCTAGTTGTTTTATCACCACCTTTTCAGGTCGCTATAGGTTCTACCGCGAATTCATCAAATTTGCCATCGTTTC